CTTGAAAGGCTAATGGTATCCGACTGGGATATGTTCTTTGCAGCAAAAAGATGGAATAGGTATAAAATAAATGCTGAAATTCATAAAATAATAGAGTTTGAGGTGGAAAATGATTAGGTATGGAACTGTATCAAGTATCTTTCCTGAAAAAGGAACTATAAAAGTAACGTTTGAAGATATTGATATTCCTTCTGTAGAAATTCCAGTTTTACAAGGAAGAACAGAAGGAACAAAACATTATTCATTTCCTAAGATTGGTGAAGTTGGAATCTGTATTTTCCCTGAAAATACTTTTAATGGTTTTTATTTAGGTTCTGGATATGATGAAGCAACACCAATACCAAATGGAGCAGGAGAAGGAATTGAAATAACTGTTTTTAATGATGGAACTATAATTTCATATGATGAAAATAATTCCAAATTATATATAAATTGTAAAAATCAAATTGAGATAATTGCTCAAAGTATAAAAATAGAATGTCCAAAAACTCAAATTGTTGGGGATATTGATATAGACGGTTCTGTAAATATAAAAGGTGAATTAAATGCTAGTGAAGATGTTACAGCAAGTAAAGTATCATTGAAAAAACATACACATAGTAAGGTAAAAGCTGGTGGAGATAAAACAGGAGGTCCTGAATGATAGTTGGTAGTCTAGGAAATTATGTATTTCTTACAAGTTCAATCTACACAAAGACATATAATTCATTTTCAAGAAGTATGTCTTCAAGATGGATAGAACATAAAATTATTGGAGAAAAACCAAAAATACAGTTTGATGGATTAGAGCTCGAAAACATAAGTTTTTCAATTCATTTAAATCGTTTTTTTAAAGTAAATGTAGATAAAGAAAAAAAGAAGTTAGAAGCTTTTTTGAAGGAAGGAAAAGTTTTAAGACTTATACTCGGAGGAAAAAAGATTGGAAATTATGTTATTACAAGTATAGGGGAGGATCCTAAAGGATATAATGCTTTTGGAGTTCCGACTAAAATAGATTTAAAAATAGAATTGAAGGAGTATAACTAATGGAAATATATGTAGACTCTTCAAAAGAAAGAAATTATAAATTTATAAAAAATAGAACTGAAGAAATTATTCAAAATATCGAAAATATTATATCAAGAATAAGAGGAAATATTGTTTTAGCTAGAGAAAAAGGAATTAATTTTAACTATGTTGATGAACCTATTGATATAGTTAATGCAGAAATTATAGCAGATTGTATGGAAGAAATTGAAAGAGAAGAACCTAGATTTAATGTAGAAGAGATAAGAATATTAGAAAATCAAGAATTAGCTAAAATTAAAATAGTTGTAATTGGAGATGTTAAAGATGGATAAGTTTAAATTTATAGATTTTGATACAAATCAAATAAAAAAAGAGCTAAAAAATGGATACGAAGAAATTATGCAATCAAAAGTTGAGGCAGGAGATCCAGCAGAAGATTTTATTGATTGGGTTACATATTTAGTATGTGTATCTAAAGATTATATGAATTTTATAGGAAAAATGAACTTACTTCAGTATTCACAAGGAAAATATTTAGATGCTCTGGGTGCACTTGTAGATGTTTCAAGAATAACCGAAAAAGAAGCTGAATGTTCTATAGAATATACTTTTTCTAAAATATTTGATGAAAGAAAAATAATACCAAAAGGACATAAAGTAGCAAAAGATAATTTATATTTCGAGAGTATCGAAACAATAATATTAGAACCTGGAAGAAGAACAGTAGTAGGAAAAGCAAAATGCTTAGTACCTGGATTAATAGGGAATGAAATTGAAATAGGAGAAATAGATACAATTGTAGATGATGTCCCTTACTTATTATCAGTTTCAAATATAACTAAAACATCTGGTGGTGCTGATAGAGAAGATGATGATGCTTATAGAAATAGAATAAGATTAAGACCTAGAGCCTTTTCAGTAGCAGGACCTCATGGAGCTTATCAGTATTATACATTAACATCACATCAAGATATCAAAGATTCTTATATTTATACTCCTTCATCAACACCTGGAGTTGTAAAAATTATTCCGTTATTGAAAAATGGAGAATTACCTAGTCAAGAAATATTAGAAAAAATTAAAGAAAAATTAGCTGATGATGTAAGACCATTAACAGATAAAATTGAAATAGAAAAGCCAAAAGTACAATCTTATAACATAGATATAAAATATTGGACTAAGAAAGGAGATAATCCAATTTTAGTGCAAAAAGAAGTAGAAGCTGCTTTCAATGAATATATTTATTGGCAAAAAGAAAAGCTAGGAAGAGATATAAATCCAAATAAATTAACTCAATTATTGATATTAGCAGGAGCAAAGAGAGTTGAAATAACAAGTCCTATATTCCAAAAAATTGAAAGAGACACTGTAGCAAAAGAATTGACTAAGAGCATAAAGTATATAGGTGAGGAAGATGAATAAGTTAGAGCGAGCAAGTTACACAGCAATATTTCCTGAGAACTTAAAAAAATATAAAAATCTAACAGCCTTTTCTAAGAGCATTGAAAAAATTTTTAAAACTTATATCGTAGATAAAATTGAAACTTTAGCACTTTTTTATAATCTTGAAGTACAAGAAGATGATGTTTTAGATGAAATTGCTTGGTTTTTTAATATAGATAAATATAGAGTAGATTTAGACAGAGAAATCAAAATAAAATTAATAAAGTCTGCATATTGGGTTCATTCAAAAAAAGGAACTAAGACTGCTGTAATTTCTCAATTGAAAAATTTAAATTATGAAATAAAAATTGAAGAATGGTTTGAGTATGGAGGTAGACCTTTTACATTTAGGCTTACAACAGTGAATGAAAGTAAGGAGAAGGATTGGTTAAAAAATGTTTTATCTCTGATAGAAGAGTATAAAAATGTTAGAAGTATCTTAGAAGCTTTTTATTTGTTGAAAGAAAAAAAATACGAATATCATGTTTTAGGATACAAAGAAGTATTTATAAGTGGAAAAAGAGTTAATGCTGGAGAAGATATAGACGTAAAGAAAAATCTATTCTTAGGAGCATACAAACAGATTAGAAAGGAGATTGTAAAATGAAATTTAGTGGATTAACAAAAAAAGGAAGAGCATATCTTGCAAAATGTCAGGCTAGTTCTACTCCTATTCAATTTACAAAAATGAAATTTGGAGATGGAAAACTGATAGATAATGAAAATCCTGCTGATTTAATTGATATTAAAAATATAAAAATAGAAAAACCAATATTAAGTAAAGAACAAAAAGGAGATGCTGTAGTACTAACAACTGTTATAGATAATGTTTCTTTAGAAGAAGGCTATTTCCCTAGAGAAACAGGAATATATGTATTAGATGAAGGGGTAGAAGTTCTATATTTTTATATGAATGACGGAGATGAGACTTCTTGGATTCCGCCTGAAGCAGATGGACCTCACAGAATGGAAGTAAAAATAAATTTAATTTCATCAAATACAGGATCTGTTGTTGTTCATAATGATGGTAAAGATTTATATATAACAAAAGAGTACTTAGAAGCAAACTACACTCAAAAAGGTGAATATGATGGAACAGCACAAGAAATTGAAGATAGAGTTGTTGCTGCTGTTGGCAAAGAAGATGGTAAATTTCCTCTAACTGAATCTATAGTAGGTAATGTATATTATTTTCCAGGAAACAAAAAATTTTACATTTGTAAAACAGCAGAAAATAGAAAAGTTAGTGTACCAAACGGGAATTTTGAAGAACTTTCAATTTGGGAAAATAGAAAGAGATTGGAAAATTTATCAACAATTTACAACAGATATGATAATGCTACAGTCCTTAAATTTGGAGATTTAGTAATAGAAAATATAACTGTCAGTGGAGGATTAGGAGTTAGAATAGCAAAAATACAAACAAACTTTAAAAAGATAATTTCTGTATCATTAACTCCATATGTTACTTATGGGCAACAGACAAATTCATCTCAAACAATCCATGATGCTGAGAGTTACATTATTACAAATAAGTCATTACGTTTTTATTGCAATGGAAATCAAACTGTGGATGTTTCTGTTGTTGGTTTAATCTAAACTCTACCTTAAAAAATACGTTTATGGGGCAATTAACTACTTTTTTAAGACAAAGTTAAAAACAAGATTCTAGCTTAATTTAACCCAAGCAGTCCATGTTGTTTCTGTTTGATCGGCTTGGTTAATCCTTGAGTAAACTCCTATATTCCCAATATATATTTGTGTCTTTCTTCCAAGATTAAAAGTTATTAAAGTCCCCATATTACTGCTATCTTGTAATGGTTTATTTCTTAAAAAAGCTCCAGACCAATTTTCTATTCCAACGAAACAATCATTATAAACAGCATTACAATTACCAGTATTTTTAAAACTGATTAGATTTTCCAATCTACTCAGTTTAAAGGAGAAGTATTAAGACCTAAAATATTAATATTATAAAT